ATCCACCGTTATAACGGCATTTTTTAAGCAAAAACTGTCGATAATTTCCATCACCGCCTGCTGCTCATTTTGCTTACCCGAGGATTTTTTCTGCGATAAAATCAAACCACGAGACTGGCTCCACACCGTCACACTGTGCAAAGCACTTTGGGTTTCTGGATTGAAACTATGACGAAGTGTCTTGCCATCAATCGCAATCACCTCACGTCCTTGTTGTGTGCGTATCTCATTGATAAAATTAAGAAAAACCTCATTAAACGCTTGAGGCTCAATGCGTTTTATTACACGGGCGATAGTATCATTGACAGGAATACCACACTCAAAAGGACGATATTTTCGCAACCAATCCAAATGTAATTCGCCAAAAAGTTTGATTTCAGTCCAGCTGTTTGCCCCCGAAATCACGGCACTGACGACGAGAAAAACGATGTCTAAAAAGTGGTGTTTTTGATTATAGGCTTGTGGGTCGGATAAATTTTCAAAAAAACGAAAAACGCTCATTTTACAACCTGATTTGATATGGATAATTAAGGTGTATTAGATCATAAATTTGAGAAAGATGCGATCTTGCCCTGGTATCAGAGCAGATTAACTACGAAAATTGGTTGAAAAGCAAATCGCCAGAGCAACAAGATCAGGTTTTAGGCAAAGGTAAGGCGGACTTATGGCGTAGAGGTGTAATTACTTTTGCGGATATGTTAGATCAGAGCGGTAGACCGTTGACATTAAAGGATTTATACTTAACACATAATTTAGACGTTGGCTATAGTACTATGAATAGCATTGAAGAATTGCGGCAAAAGGCAATTGATGTAGAACCAGAGATTACAGAAAAGATCACGGAAATTATTTCGTCTGTTGGTGCAAAAACAGCTGGATTAGAATATCGTCTGAAGTCTTTGGAGTCGCTAAAAAGAAAAGTGGAAACAGAAGTTCTTGCTGGTATTTCTGAGAAACAGGCAATCAATAGCGTAAAAGATGTTATTCGTTACACTGCAATTCTTGATGTTAATAACTTTGTGTTACAATATGACAAAATTCAGTCGGCACTTGAAAAGCAGGGGTACTTCACTGTTGTTGTAAAAAATATTTGGAAAGATGGTGCTGTTTACAAAGGTGTTAATACTTTTGTTACTACTCTGATAAAAAAGGATAATGTTGTTTTTGAATTACAATACCATACACAGCAAAGTTTTGATTTGAAAAATGGAGTATTGCATAATCTTTATGAGCAATTTAGAGATCCTGCAACACCTCAAGATGAGAGAAAAAAATTGTATGAAAAAATGCAAATATTAAGTTCGAAATTAACAGTACCTAAAGATATTCAGAAGGTAAAAGGAGTGAAATAATGTATCAATATTATTTAGCCAAAATTGGTGAAAATCAACAAAAGCTTATTCGAGGCATACCAAATGATTTTCTTTCTTTTTCTACTTATGAACCAGAAAAAGAAGATTGGGATCAAAAGTTTGGCACTTTTTGGGCTGATAAGATTTTAGTAAGTGATTTTGATGCATTTAAAGTGATCACTGAAAAAGAAGCTATTCGTTTTATTAAGGTTCACTAATGATTTCTCACAAAGCTAAATTATTAGCTAAACAGTTGCATGCAAATCAAGTGGATAAAGCTGGAAAAGCCTATGTCGAGCATCTGCAATCTGTTGCTGATGGACTTGTTCAACCAACTGATGATGAGTTAGCGGTAGCTTGGTTACACGATAGTGTGGAAGATACGACCATTTCACTTGCTCAAATTAAAGCTGAATTTGGCTCAGTTATAGCGAATGCTATTGGTGCGATAACAAAACGTAAAGACGAACCATACGAGACTTATTTAAAACGAGTAAAAGCAAATGATATTGCTCGAAAGGTCAAGATTGCTGATTTAACTCATAATATGGATCTAAGTCGTCTAGCAAAAGTCACTGAAAAAGATATTGCCAGACAGCAGAAATATCAGCAAGCTAAACAATTCTTACAAACCTAGCCTAAATGCTAGGTTTTTTATTGTAAAAACAAACCCCGAGGTGCTGTAACACTTCGGGGTTTTTCATATCCACTTAAAGCACTAAGGGGACATAAATTTAAATGAATAATAAACGATTTACCTTGCGATTTCTAGGAGTATTTCTAATGGAAACATTAAATATCAGCGGAACAGAATTACGCAAAACGATTTGGGCGGTAGTGCTGGGTATCGCATTACTTAAATTAACAGATGCGGTACTTGCGTTGTTACCGCTTTTTGTCCGATAACCTTATAAAGCAAAAACTGACCGCACTTTTATGTGCGGTTTTTTATTATCCACGTTTCGGAAGAAACACAACTCACTTAGGAAGGAAATCCAAATGAAATTAAAACTCGATGAAAACGGCAATGTTGTGGTTGTAGATGGCAAACCTGTGTATATCCACGATGACGGGAAGGAAATCCCTTTTGATGCACCGCAAGCAATGCAAAAAATTTCTTCGCTCAATGCTGAAAACAAGCAACATCGTGAGGCTAAAGAGAAAGCGGAAGCGGAACTCAAAAAGTTTGACGGGATTGATGATGTGGCAAAAGCAAAAGAAGCCTTAAAAACGGTGGAAAACCTTGATGCTAAAAAACTGATTGATGCAGGTGAGGCGGAAAAGGTTAAACAAGAAGTGATTAAGGGCTATGAGCAAAAACTGGCAGACGCCAAAGCGTTAGCAGAGAAAGTGCAAGGTCAATTACATACTGAGTTGATCGGCGGTTCGTTTGCTCGCTCTAAGTTTGTCACGGAGAAACTGGCAATGCCTGTTGATGTGGCTCAAGCGTTCTTTGGTAAGCATTTTAGCATTGATGAAAACGGTGCAATTTTGGCAAAAGATGCGTTTGGTAATGAAATTTTCAGTCGAGTAAAACCGGGGCAACGTGCGGATTTTGAAGAGGCGTTAGAGGCTTTAGTGGATGCTTACCCTAACAAAAATTCTATTCTAAAAAGCACTGGCTCAAGCGGTGGTGGCGGTGGTGCAGGTGGTTCATCTGCAACAAAACCTAAATCACTGAGTGAATGTAAAACAGATGAAGAGCGAATTGCTTATATGCAATCCGTAGCATAGTGATTATTTAAATCCATAAGGAGAATTTATGGCTTTTGATTTACAGGTCTTTAACAAACAGACCCAAACAGCATTAACCGAAATGGTTGATCAGGATATTCAAAAATTCAATGAGGCATCAGCAGGGACTATCGTTCTGCAAAATGTACCAACGGAAGGGGATTTTGATATCCGTTCTAGCTTTAAAGCAATTAGCGGTTTAGTTCGCCGCCGAAATGCTTATGGCTCAGGTTCAGTGGACTCAAAACGTTTGCAACAAATGTTGAATGTGGCGGTAAAAGTTGCAGCAGGTACGCCACCATTGGAATATGAACCACAACAATATCACTGGATCTTAAAAAATCCTGAATTAGCGGCAATTACCATTGGTGAACAATTAGCTAAGGCTCGTATGGCGGATATGTTGAACACCGCTGTATTAGCTGGTGTTGCTGCAATTGGTGGTAACACAAAAACAGTGCTTGATGATAAAACGAATGCACCGACATTCCGTACTTTGAATAAAGGTGCGGCATTATTTGGTGATCGTTCAAGTGCTATTAAAGGCTGGGCATTGCACTCAACCACAATGCATAGCTTATTTGATAATGCATTAACAAATACGGAAAAACTTTTCACTTATGACAACATCAATGTAATTCGTGATCCATTCGGTCGTTTGTTTATTGTTACCGACAGCCCAGCATTAGTTGATACGCAAAATACGGCGTATAACACCATTGGTTTAGTGGAGAATGCAATCATTGTTAGTGGTAATAATGACTTTAACAGCGTGATTGTACCGAAAACAGGCGGTGAAAATATCTCTGCAACATACCAAGCTGAATGGACCTACAATGTTGGTATCCATGGTTACACTTGGGATATGCAAGCAGGTGGTAAATCGCCAAATGATTCAGCATTAGGTACGCCTACAAACTGGGTTAAATCTGCAACTTTTGATAAAGATACCGCAGGTGTGTTAATCAAAACACGTTAATTTGGCTGAAAGGGCTAACTATTAGGGTTAGCCCTATTTTTTAGGAGTTTAGAATGAAAATTCTCTATTTTACCCACGATTTTTCGTCTGAAAATGTGAAGTTTGCGAAAGAAAATGGATTAACGCTGCGAAATTTAGGCGCGTATCACGCAACGGATTTTATTGAACAATGCGATGCGGTTTGTGGTGATATTCCTGAACGTTATCAGCATTTGCCAAAGCACACATTGCCTGAACAATCTTCTCAAGAAAAGCCATTAGACAAAATGACTGTGCCGGAATTAACCACCGCACTTAAAGCCTTAAATGTGGAAATTCCGCAAGGGGCGAAGAAAGATGAGCTGATTGCATTATTAAAGCAAGCGAAAGGGGGCGACAATGACCCTGAACGTACCAACGGATAGTTATGTTTCCCTTGAAGAGGCAAATGGCTACCATCAATTGAGGGCTAGTTTTGAAGCGTGGAATGAACTTGATGATGAACAAAAAGCTCGGCGCTTAGTTAGTGCATCAGATTTTCTCGATCACAATTATCGTTTTGTGGGAGAGAAAGCAGAGCCTACGCAAATCAGGCAATTCCCACGTCAAGAGAGTAGCCAAGAGAGTAGCGAAATTCCGTTACAAGTGAAATATGCGGTTTTACCCGCAGAAACAGATAATGCTCGCATACCGTTGTTGATGATTACATCAGATACCTGTATTTGGCAATATCGCTCTGCGGAGTGTGGCTACACAGGCGGACCTGTTGCCGATGAAAAGGATAACCCGACAACCGATCCGAAAAAAGACGCTTGTTCCCACTGTTTGCGTGGTTGCAAGCTGAGATTCGGGGCTAACGCCATTTTACCGTTTGGGGGCTTTCCAAGTACAACGCAGTATGGGGCTTAAGCAAATAGCGGTTCTATGTGAAATGTAGCACGCTGTTCTAATTGCCACAAATCAAAATCTGCTTGCATACCTAACCATAATTTGGGTGTGGTATTAGGCAATAGCTGACTTAAACGAAGTGCCATTTCAGGGGTTATTGCTGATTTTTCATTGATAATACGAGATAGACAGACACGAGTGACGCCAAGTTGTTTAGCAATTTGAGTAATGCTAGTGTCGGCATTATCTAGGTATTCTTTTAGCAACAAGCCTGGATGTGGCGGGTTAAACATTCTCATTCTTCAGCTCCTTAATGATAATCTTGATAATCCACAATTTCTGCGTGACCGTTTTCAAATTTAAAGGTTAAACGCCAGTTTTTATTGACTTTGACACTCCAATGTCCAACAAGATTGCCTTGTAATGGGTGTAAATCCCAACTAGGAAAGTTCATTGCAGAAACAGTTTCAGCGTTCTCTAGTGTCGCAAGTTGAAGACGCAATTTAGAAGCGTGATTAGCTTGAATACCTGCTGTTGAACCTGTTTCAAAAAATAGCTTTAAGCCTTTATGTTTAAACGAGAGAATCATTGTGGTTATCCTTTTTGTATACAGTAAGTATACGCTTAAATCTTAACTTGTAAATAGGTTGTATACAATAATGCAAAATATCTCTTTTACAGAACAAATTTTATATCACGCCAAACGCTCAGAACCGCAAGAAAGTTGCGGTTTTGTCGTTTCTAAGGGCGGTGAGTTGCGTTATTTTCCTTGTGAAAATGTGGCTGTCGATCCGATTAATCATTTTGAAATTTCACCTGATGATTGGATTCGGGCGGAAAGCGTGGGTGAGATTGTGGCGGTTGTTCATTCTCACCCTGATTCAGACACAGAAAAGGGATTGCCTTATCTATCAACCGCAGACAGAGAATGTCAAGTGCGGTTAAATCTGCCGTTTTGGTTGGTTTTCGACGGAAAATTGCAAAAATTCCGCCCAATCGCACCGCTTGTCGGTCGTCCGTTTGAGAATAACAAGCAGGATTGTCGCAATATCTTACTTGATGCCTATATGTTGTCGGGATTGGATTTGCCTGACGATGTTGAGTACGAGTTTGAATGGTTTAAATCAGGCAACCTTTACGAAGAAAACTTGCTCCGCTTTGGCTTTGAGCGGTTAGATTTTGAAGAACAGCCCCAGCTTGGCGATATTGTGTTACTGCAAATTGGTAGCGATGTGTCTAATCACGCAGGCATTTACCTTGGTAATCAAATGATGTTACACCACAGCGAAGGGCGATTATCTGCCCGTGTGCCTTTTTACGATTTAGTCACCAACAAATTAGCGGGACTAGGGCAACGTTTAGGCGATTATGGCATTGATAAATTCCAGTTGTATCAAATTGCCCAATACTGCGATCAACAAGTACCAGATGGCTATGGCGGTGTTGAGCCTAGAATGGTGGCAAATTTATGGCTGACGGAGCAACGTGATGCTTATTCGGTGATTTCGGATATGGCGTCGGTTTTCCGTGCGATTGTAGTGTGGAATGGTACGCAATTAACCGCTATTCAAGACAGAAATGCCGATCCTGTCTGCTCATTTACTCAGGCGAATGTGATTGACGGTAAATTTAATCGCCAGTATGTACCGCTTAAGTCCATTTTTACTGCTGTTGAAGTGGAATATGCCGACGAACGTAACAACTATCAAAAAGCAATTGAGTATGTGGCAGACGATGCGATGATCAAACGTTATGGCTATAACGTGAAGAAAATCGTTGCGTTTGCCTGTACTTCTCGTGGGCAAGCTCGCCGTTATGGTAAATGGGTACTTGAAACGTCTCGCTTAGAGCAATGCACGATCAGCTTTAGTGTAGGGCGTGAAGGGTTACAAGTATTACCGGGTGACATCATTGAAATTGCAGGTAAATCCTATGCTAATGTCAATCTTGGTGGGCGTGTGTTAGCCATTAACGGCAGAACCGTTACCCTTGATGCACCGATTGAAGTTCAGGGCGAAAAGCACCTAAGTTATTTAGTCAATGATAACAACGGACAGCGGTTAGTTCGTCGCAAAATTTCGCAAATTAATGCCCAAAACAAATCGCTTGTGACATTAGATAGCGAGCCAACAGGCTTACAAGTAATGGATACTTGGGCGTTACATACCCCGTTAGTCAGCACACAACGCTATCGTGTGCTTGGCGTGGCAGAAAATGAAGACGGTAGCTACGGCATTACTGCATTACAACACGAGCCACAGAAAGAGCGAATTGTTGATGAAGGGGCAATCTTTACTCCTTTGTCTGAAACACGCCATAAAGTTGAGCCACAATTAACACACTTAGGCGTACAACCGACGTTGAGCGGTGATATGAAAGTGTCGTGGGAAGTGACATCAGGTAATGGCACGGTTAAATATGACATCAAAGTCTTAAAAGACGGAAAGTTGTATCTGTTTAAACGTGATGAATCCAGTAGTGAGCTGAATCTTGCAGATTTAGCAAATGGCGAATACCAAGTCACAATTATCGCACGAGATGCACAAGGGCGGATGCTGAGCGAAAAAGTACAATCCTTTACGATTGACAATCCACCTACACCTAAAAATGTATCGGTATCGGGCGGTTTATCAGGTATTACGCTGTCTTGGGATTTTGTGGACGAAGCCACGCAAACGGAAATCTGGGCAAGTTCAACCAACAACCTAGCCAACGCAGAGCGGATTGCGAAAGTAACCGCAAATATCTACACCCACAATGTAGGTCCACGCCAAACACGTTATTACTGGTTACGTCATACTCGTGGCATTAACGTGGGGGATTGGTATCAACAGCAAGGTTTAAGTGCAGAAACAGGGGCAGATATTGATGCGGAGCTTGCGTTACTGAATGAAAAGCTAAGTCAAAATATCATTGAAGAAGTCTTTGATACAGCGATGCCAGCTCGTAAGCTTGAGATGATCAAAACCGTTGCTCGTATTGACAACCCAACGGAAAACATCGGCCATAAACAGTTATACAATGAAGCTGACGGCAAACTGTATGTTTGGGACGGCAACTGCAAATGTGGGTATGGTGATTAACAACGACCAGATTCTCGTCTATGATGAACAAGGTCGAATAAGAGTAAAAATTGGGAGGTTATAGATATCGATTTATATTATTACTGGTGTCGTCAGTTTATTAGCAGTCTTCGGACTGCTTTTTTATTGGCACAAAAAGCGTAAAAAGGCGAAATCGCAAACGACAACAAAACAGGAGCATGATGTGGAGAGTTATGGCGTACAGGTGTTTGACGAGAATGGTAGATTACAAGCCACTTTAACAGAACGAGAAATGAATGTAGTACATTATCACATTTATTACCCTAAAGGCACAGGTAAGCAACGAGATATGAAATATCTTGCTCAACTTGTTAGGCAATATCCTGGCTATTTGGCATCAGGAGGGGGGAATATTGAAGGGGCTGACACTTGGACGTGGGACAGTGGATCGAACGGCTATGAAGAAAATCCACAACAACCCGTGGTAATGGGCGAAGAGTGGTACACGATGTCTGCGGTAGCCGAAGAATCGTCAAATCCTTTTATCAGACCTTGGACGATGCCAGGATCAGCTTGTATTTACGACAAAAACGGCAATAAGTTTATTTGTCGTGCCGACAATGCGTATATTTCGGGATTACTAATCACTGTGGGGAGCAAGTAATGACAGCACAGGGGATTCAACTGGATCGTCTGCAAATCAAGCAAGATTATCGAGCCTTAAATTTTCTGGTGCGTGGTGTGACTAGACCTTATGCTAATGGCATTGAGATATTTGAGTTTACTTCAAACTCACAGCCGACCATCTTTTCGCGCCCGATTGTTGATAATAGCGCCACCGCACCGCACTATTTAGTAAAAAATGGAAATAGCTACAAAGCCTACTTTTTAGGCAAGGTTGAAGTCTTTGTTTTCAGCCAAGACTTAAATCGCAAAGCAGCCTACGGCATTGAGATTCTTAATGAAGCAGGCAATAAATTTTTCAGCACAGGAGATTACCCTGTAAAACCTGTTGGCATGTTCTATCTGCCAGCGATTGGACCAAATGGCTATGTTCAATGGCAAGTCTCGAATACGGATAAGGTTGCCTATAATCTGCTGAATAACCGAATGTCGGTGGCTTATAGACGAAGCTTTAAGACAATGACTTATTGGAGAAATGTGGTTAAACGGGTGGGTAGCTACTTTAGAGTAGAGTACGCAGTCGTATATAGCGGTTCTGCTTATGGCAGCGACCACTATTACCAAAACACAGATAATATCGGTGCATTAGGTAAAAGCGCACCAAGTGCAATTTGCCTTATTGATATTTCGAACATCCCATAATTGCAAAATTTTCATCAAACCAAACCGCTTGTAGAGTAATCTCAAGTATTAATCTCACAGGAGTAAAAAAATGAAATACATCATCAGCTAATCACCACGTAGTAACAGGGCTAAATGTGGATTATATCAACAGCTGCACAATTGTCACTATCTCGTCTTATGTCTCAAAAGACAAAAAAGAGACGGGCAAAGAGGCGTGGTCGATTAATACCTTTATTATTCAGGTGGTGCCAAACTGGGACCAGGTCCCGTATGAATGGGCATTATCTGAGTTAGTCAAACGACAGCCCGAAGATTTTGTGCCAGAAATTTATTATGGTTATGTAAATCCATATTTGCTTGATGGCGGAAAAATCAAAAACGATCAGGCGTAG